CGTAAACGAAGTCAAGGTCGATGTCGGTGGTTGGGGTACCCACACCGACACTGGTCTCATCAGCCCGGTTGAGCGTGAAGTCTTCGACCATGAAGTCGGCGTCGGTCTGGGAAAACTCCCACCCGGACGCCGGGCCGGCGCCCCGCCAATTGTCCAGATGCTCGTCGAGGCCGGCCGTTTCGATGATCGCGTCGCCGAACGTATCGGCTGCCCAGGGAAGCTCATTTGCCCAGATCGCCGCGGCGGCATAGTCGGCGCCGGGACCCTCACCGGACGTCGCGTCCTTCGTCCGGACGCTGCCACCTGTGGGCGCCACCCAGTCCAGTTGGGTGTCTACGGCATCGTCGTGTTCCCATATACCAGTCGTAACATTTTTGAGGCTGAACCGGGGACGCACATCGCCTGTGTTCTTCCGCGCGACTAGCAGGTGCCAGTCGTCGAAAGTGACAATCGGTCCCTCCGTGGCGTAGGGACCCGAGCCCTTCCAGAAGGTGGTGCCGTTGCCGAGGATTCCGACGCCACCGAGGTCCCCGCCGGCCGAGTCGTACAGCTTGACCAGCCAGCGGAAAACCGGATCGGCTGATGGCCGGAACAGGACTGCGATCGTGCCGTAGGTCGTCGCGTCGACCCCGCCGAGCCCGGTGGAGAACGTGATGTCGTCGGCGTTGCCGAGCCGGCGGACGACGATCGACACGGGTCAGGCCCTACCGCAGGCCCTCGACGTCATCGGAGAAAGCTCGGAAGTCCTTAGCCGACGCCAACGCCTGCACGCCCAGGTAGATCTGCTCCAACTGCTTGAAGTCGGTGATGGCGCTTCCGACGATGGCCGCGTCGCCGGCGGTGAAGCCGTACGTGGTCTCCAGCCCGGTAGCGCCCACCCCGGCGTGCCAGGCGCTGAACTGGGCGACGTCGGCGAACGTCTCACGCAGCGACACCGCCAACCGGCCGATGGTTTGGTTGATCTGGTCCTTGGTCAACAGTGAAGCGAAACCGGCAGCCATTGTTACATCTCCCTGTCTATGCCGCCGCGAGCGGCGTGAGGCTGATCGAGTGCGCGGTCAGGTTGAGCGTGTCCCCATTGGTGACCGCCTTTGCCGTGGTCAGCGCGAACGAGTACAGGAAGTTCCCGGCGGTGATGTCATCCCATACCGAAATGTGGCTGATCGTCTCGGGACCCACGTCCCACGTTGTCCACGACGGCAAGGTTGTTGTGATGGCCTTCGCCCCGGCGCCAGCCGCAGCCCACGCGAGCACCTTTCGGTCGGTTTCGACCGAGGCGGCCGACGTACCAGCCGCGCCGGGATCGCCGGTGTGCAGCTTCACGTTGGCCGAAGTGGGGGCGGTGAACGCCGTCCCGGCCAGCATGTCCAGCCATCTGTTCGCCAGGTTCACGGCGTGCAGTCCAACAGCCACGGTTCTACCTCACGTTCTCCTGGCCCACCCGGGGCCTCTGCAGCTCGTCGAGCACCTGGAGGATCTGCGGCGGCACCGCGAGTCCCTCGGCGATGATCTGGTCGCACAAGTCGACGATCCGGCCGAGCGGCCCGCGGGTCAGCTCGGCCTGGCCGGTGATCTCCAGCTTGTAGAGGTTGCCGTCGTCGCCGGGGATGATCCGGTCGACGGTGAACGGGGTTCGGGTGGAGGTTTTGTCGTTCACGGCCTCATCGTGCCACATTCAGAAGGCAAACGCCGGCAATCCCCGACGAATGGCAGGCGTGGGCTGCCAGTCGCCTACGATTCGAAGGTTTTGGTGTATCTTGAGGCCGTGGAGCGTGTCTCCGGATTCCGGGTGGTGCTGGTCGGTGGGTGCATGGTGGCCGGGGTCGGCCTGCTGGCCGGCCCCGGCTGGGCACTGCTGACCGCCGCCGCAGCCTTGTGGGCCGTCCCAACCCCCGCCCTGGTCGTCACATGGGTCCGGCAGGCCGGCGCCCGGGCGCGTGGCATGATCGGCTCCGGCCGGCGGTGGATGGCCACGCACAGCCGTCGGGCGGCCGCGCTGGTCTCCGCCCCCGTCGCGGTCGTGCTCATCCCGGTCGGCGTGGGCATTACCTTCGGTGTCGGGTTCGCCCTGGTGTCCGCCGGGCTGATCTTCGGCGCCGGGGCGCTGTTCGCCGGGTGGAACGCGTGAGGCCGCCGTGGGCTGGCTGACCGGCCCGAAACCGGAACCTGTTAGCAAACAGGTGGCGGTCGTCGACGGCCGGCAAGGGTTCATGTCCCTACCGTCGGGCACCGGTGCTGGTGGGCCGAACCTGTCCGGGATGATCGAGCAGGACGGGTCGTTCGCCAACTATGCGAACGTCGGCTACGGCCGCAACGAGCTCGTGTACGCGTGTATCCGCTACCGGGCCGAGTCGCTTCCCCAGTCGGTGATCCGGGTCTACCCGTGGGGCGCGTCGCCCACCCCGGCCGGCAACGGCCCGGCAATCGACGACCACCGGCTGCGCCGGCTGTTCGAAGCCCCGAACCCTGTGACCGACGAGTTCGAGTTCCTCGAGCTGAGCGTCACGTACAAGGATCTGGCCGGGACGTGTTTCTGGTTGGTCGTCAACGGCCGGGACGGGCTGCCATCTCAGTTGTGGCCGGTGCGCCCGGACCTGGTTGGAGTGCTGCCGAACCCGCGGGACCCGGGCGACTACGTGTGGGTGTACCGGCCGGATCCGGAACGTCCGGAGATCATGGTCCCGGTCCCTGACGCGGGTTCCCCGCGGGCAAAAGGCGCGGAGACATCGATGATCCGCATTCGGTATCCGAATCCGAACCCGCATAACCCGGCCGCCCGATACTTCGGCCAGCCGCCGTTGCGTCCGGCGGCCCGGGCGACCACCCTCGACAACGCGGCAACCGACTTCGTTGACACGCTGCTGCGTAACCATGCGATGCCGGCGGTGGTCATTGAAACCGAGTCGGAGATCACCGACACGTTGCACAAGCGGTTGCGGGCGAAGTGGCGGGAGGCGTTCTCCGGGTCTAACCGCGGCGCACCAGCATTCCTGCAAAAGGGCATGAAAATTCACCAGATGGTTTACAACCTGACCGATCTGGAGTTTCCGGACCTGCGTGAGGTGTCTGAGGCGCGGGTGTGCATGGCCTTCGGAGTGGAACCCATCCTCATCGGCACGAAGCTCGGGTTGACGCACAACGCGTACAAGGACTACCGCGAGGCGCGCCTCTCGTTCTGGGAAGAGGCGATGTTCAGTGAGCAGCGCCGGTTTATCGAGCCCGTACGTTCCCGGCTGCTGCCCCGGTTCGCCGGTGTGGGACGGCGCCGGGTGATGGCCGCGTGGGACAACTCGGGTGTGCTGGCGCTGAAGGAGGCCGCGGGTGCGCTGTGGCAGCGGGGCACCGAGGCGCTGGCCCGCGGGGGGATCACCCGCAACGACTTCCGGCAGATGGTCGGCCTGGCGGCGGTGCAGGGGGGGGACGTGTTCCTCACCCCGTCGGGGGTGGTGCCCCAGGAGATCGGTCAGGCACCGGCCGCGCCGGCGGAGGACATAGAGGCAAGCGCGGTGTTGCTGGCCGCCGAATACGGGGTTGAGCTGAGCCGCGACGAGGTTGCGGGGCTGCAGGCCCGGGAGGGATCGGATCGTGGATGGTGAGTGGCTGAGGATCGGCATCGGCGGTGTGGTCCCGATCCAGTGGGATGTGAGCAAGGCCGACGACCCTGGCACCCTGACCGGGTGGGCATCGGTCTACAACGTGGTCGACCAGCAGGACGACGTGGTGATGCCGGGCGCGTTCCGCAAGACGCTGACTGAGTGGCGCTCATCCAAGCGGGTCATTCCGCTGACATTGGATCACCAGAACAGCGCCGAGGGTGTGATCGGGTCTCTGGCCAAGGTGGAGGACACCGCATACGGGTTGAAGACCACCTTCCGGTTCGCGGACATCGGCAAGGCCCAGGACGCCCGGAAGCTGGCCCGTGATGGGCACCTGAACGGACTGTCGATCTGGGGTCCGATCTTCGCCAAGAGCTTCGAGACGGTAGCCGGTAAGTCGGTCCGGATCCTGCGTGAGGTGGGGCTGAGGTTCGTCGGTCTGACACCCATTCCCGCCAACGACAGCTCTCTTGTGCTGACCGCCAAGGTGGACGACAAGACTCCCAGTCTGCCCGAGGCGTGGGTGACGGACATGCGTGCCGCCCTGTCGATCGTCAGCCCCAGGGTGCGCAAGAGCGCCGTCGACCAGTTGGTGGTCATGCAATACCAGCCCGGCAAGTCCGACCCGGCGGAACCCAACAACGACAGCGGCGCCGGTGACCCGGCCGTGGCACCGAACGCCGACCCCGACGACGCGGCCAAGTACGCTTTGTCCATCATCTCCGGGCCGGGCGACAGCCCACCCGGCGGCGAGCCGAGTGACTCACTCGCCGATCTCATGGCCTCCGTGGAGGCCACCACCGTCAGCTCTCAACTGGAGAGCCTGGCGGCCGAGCTCGGCAAGGAGTGAGTAAACCATGTCACAGGTGACCCAGAAGGCGTTGCAGGACAAGGCCCTGCAGTGCATCAGCCTGGCCCGGACCATCCGCGACCGGTGGCCGGACCCAACCAAGATCCCGGCCGAGGATGCGGCCAAGATGTCCACCCTGCTCACCGAGGCAACCAGGCTCAAGGGCCTGGCCGCGTTGGAACACGAGCAGGATCAGATGGAGTCGTGGGGGCGGGAGCCGGACCGGATTCCGTCGGCGCTGGCCGCTGAGGCTGCGGTGGCCGCGGGTCAGGCGAGCAAGGACGGTGTGGTCGGCTCCGGCTACGAGGAGGCGATGAAGCGGCGGAAGGTCGAGCTGTTCGCGAAGGCCATCCGGCAGGGTGTCAAGGGCCAGCAGTGGGTGGACGGTCTGGACACGGCGGAGAAGGCGGCGCTGATCGAGGATGCCACCGGTGAGATCATCGTCCCCCATGACCTGGCTGGCCCGATCTTCAAGACCCTGCCGCATCTGGGTGTGTTCCGCGGGTCCGGTCCGCTGATCCGGCAGACCACTTCCAACAAGGTGGACATCCGGTCGCTGACCGGTGCGACCGCCGGCTGGGGGCAGCTCGAGCTGACCGCGCCGGGGACTGTCGACGCGAACGTGGTGCCGAACACTCCGGTGGACGTGGTTCAGGTGCACGACCTGACCGCCATGTCGCGGATCGGTGTCGACGAGTTGGCTGACACCGACGCGAACATCGTCGCGCTGGTCCAGGACATCGTGGGTCAGAAGACGGCGGAGATGGAAGACGACGCGTTCGCCGCAGGCAACGGGGTGTCCAAGCCGTGGGGTCTGGCGGCCCGGGCCACGTCGGCCGCGAACCAGATCACCCAAGCCGTCACCGCCGACACCGATTCCACCCCAATCGGCGACGGGCTCAAGCAGCTGCAGTACCGGGTCCCGTCCCGGTTCCGCCGCAACGGCGCGTACTACGCCAGCAACGACGCCGCCGAGGCGATCGCGCTGCTCAAGGATGCGAACAGCAACTACCTGTGGCAGCCGTCGGCAAGGGCTGGTGAACCGGACACCCTGTTCGGGAAGAGGTTCTACAACCTGGAAGGCCTGCCGTCCATGGGCGCGTCCGCCGCGGCGGTCGACCCGTCGGTGATCTTCGGCGACCCGAACCTGGGTTACGTGATCGCAGACCGGCAGCGGATCACCGTCCAGCGTCTCGACGAGCGGTACGCCGAGCTCGGTCTGGTCGCGTTCCTGTTCCGGATGCGGGTCGGCGGCGACGTGATGCGCCCGGCCGCGTTCGCGAAGTACCTGCTCTAGTCGTCTGGCCCCGCCGGCTTGTCTCCCCGATGCGCCGGCGGGGCCGGGCTCAACCCATCCGCAAGGGAGACACGGAAGGAAGCGTCATGAAGATCCGAACTATCACACAGGTCAACAGCCGCTGGCTGGACGGGCGGACCTACGCCGCCGGTGAGGGCACCGTCACCGTGGTCGACGACCGTGACCGGGATGCGGTCGCGCACATGCAGCATCTGGCCGCCACCGGGCAGGTGCAGATTCTCGACGACGACCCGGAGCCCGAGCCCGAGCCGGCGCCGGAGCAGGCCGAGATGGTCGACAAGATCACCTACACCTACACGCCGGAGGTCAAGGACGCCCAGATCGTCCCTGAGGATGGCCTGGACGCGCTGCGTCGTACCGCCCAGAACCTCGGCGTCAAGGTGGACCGGCGCTGGGGTGTCGACCGGCTCCGGCAGGAGATCGCGGCCGCCCAGGCGGTGACCGAGTGAAGGTCCTGTGGCATTCGGTGGCCCCGTGGGTAGGAAGTGGGTACGGCCAGCAGACCGCCACCTTCGCGCCGCGGATCAAAGCGCTCGGCCACGACCTGGCCATCAGCGCTTACTACGGGCTGATGGGCGCCAAGATGCGCTGGCAGGGCATCACCTGCTACCCGGCGTACGCCAAGTCGTACGGCGGGGATGTGATCGTTCCGCATGCGGTGGACCACTTCGGCGGCGGGCCCGGCAAGAGCTTCCGGGAGGTCGCCAACTCGGGGCTGATCGTCACCCTCGGGGATGTGTGGACGTTCAACGCCCCCCTGCTGGCCGACATGAACGTCGCCGCGTGGGTGCCCGTCGACCACGAACACGTTCCCCCGGCGGTCATCGACTGGTTCCAGACCATGGGTGCGATCCCGATCGCGATGTCCCGGTTCGGGGAGCAGGCGCTGTCCGACGCCGGCCTGAAACCGTTGTACGTCCCCCACGGCATCGACACGTCGGTGTTCCGGCCCGGGGACAAGGCGGAGGCCCGCGCCCGGGTGGGCCTGCCCGAGGACGCGTTCGTGCTGGCGATGGTGGCCGCGAACGTGGGTAAGGACGGGTCGCGGAAGGCGTTCTACGAGCAGATCCTCGCCTTCGGGGAGCTCCACCGCCGGCATCCGGACGCGGTGCTGGCCATCCACACCGACGTCACCTCCCCGTACGGGGTGGACATCCGCCACCTGCTGTCCGACTTCCCCTCCTCGTCGTATCTGCTGACCGACCAGTACGCGTACAAGGTCGGCGTCCCAGCGTCGACGATCGCCGACATTTACCGGGCCGCGGACGTGCTCACCAACTGCTCGTGGGGCGAAGGGTTCGGCGTACCCATCGTCGAGGCACAGGCGTGCGGCACACCGGTGGTGGTCACGGACACCACCGCCATGCCGGAGCTGGTCGGCGCCGGGTGGAAGGTACCCGGGGAGCCGATGTGGCACGACTCGCAGTCTGCGTGGGCGCGGCGCCCGTTCATAGCGGAGATCATCGCCGCGTATGAGCAGGCGTACGAGCATGCCCGTACGGATGAGATGCGCGCTCAGGCGTGGGCGTTCGCGCAGGCCTACGACGCCGACCGGGTGTTGGCCGAGCATTGGCAGCCGGCGCTCAAGCAGCTCGAGGAGGCTCTGGGCCGCAGCGCCGAGGACGCCCGCCGTACCCCGGCAGCCCCCGCGGTGCAGGTGCGGCAGGCGGACGGGCTGCTGTGGGTAGACCGTGGCAAGGGTTCCGAGGACTACCTGGCCCTGGGTGAGCACGAGTCGGAGCTGTGGCCGATCGTCGCCCCACTGCTGCCCGATGGTGGGGTGCTGCTGGACGTCGGTGCACACGTCGGTCATTGGGCGCTGCGTCTGGCCGGCCGGGCCGGCCACGTGTACGCGGTGGAGCCCAATCCGGCGGCCGCCTCGGGTTTGCGTCGCAACGTCGCACTGAATGACGTCGGCAACGTTACGGTGCTCGAGTTCGCCGCGTGGGACGAGACAGGCTGGCTCCGGCTGGATGATCCACACGGGAAGGAGTCCGGCGGATCCACCCGTACCGTCCCGCTCAAGAACGCCGACACGGCCCACGCAGAGCCTGTGGGTGCCGAGCTGAACACCGCCGTGCCGGCACGCCGGCTTGACCGGACACCGGAACTGGCCGGGCTTGACCGGTTGGACCTGGTGAAGCTGGACGTGGAGGGCGCCGACCTGCACGCCCTGCGCGGGATGGCCGGTCTCCTCGAGCGGCACCGGCCGGTGCTGTTCGTGGAGTGCCACGACTACGCCGGCTACTACCAACGTCCCGACCTCGAGGTGTTGCTGACCGAACTCGGCTACGGGTGGGAGATCGCCTACACCTACCAGAGCCATTGGAGCCCGGACGGTCCGCGTGACCAGCCGGCGGCCGCCGACTATCTGATCTGCCGGCCGGTGACGTGATGACCCCGGATGAGATCGCCTCGGTGGCCTGCCACGAGCACCGCGCCTCCCAGAAACAGGACGAGTTGGCCGCCGCTGTGCAACTGGTGGCCGCGGCCGACCCGAAGACCCTCCTAGAGATCGGATGCGACCGCGGCGGGACGCTGTGGGCGTGGGGACAAGTCTGCCCGGAGGTGTACGGGATCACCCTGGCCGACAACTCATACCGGACCGGCGGGTCCGGGCAGCCGCTGAACACCCACAGCGCCATGGTTTACGTGGGGGACTCCCACGATCCGACCACGCTGGCGTGGCTGACCGGCCAGTTGTACGGCCGGCCGTTGGACGTGCTGGTCCTGGACGGGGACCACCTGTATCCGGGGATTCAGGCCGACTGGGAGTTGTACGGGCGGCTGGTCCGCCCGGGTGGGCTGATCCTACTCCATGACATCTACTCGGCCGGGGATCTGCGGTGCGAGGTGTGGAAGTTCTGGCCCGAGAAGGCCGCAATGCTGCCGCCGGAGTGGGTCAGCGAGATCCGTTCGGCTGAGGCCACGGCCTACGGCTGGGGTGTCGTCACCGTGGGCGGTGGCCCGTGAACCTGATCCGGGTCCTGGTCACCAGCCGCATCACCCTGTCCCACACGTTTTACTCCGGGGAGACCCCAACCGATGCGGTTGGGCCGGTCACGGTGACCGTGAAGCGGCTCGACGGGACCACCGTCACTTCCGGGGCGGCCACTGGCATGGGCTCCGGGGTGTACGACTTTGAGCTGCCCGAGCAGGCTGAGCTGGACACGCTCACGGTGGACTGGTCGGGGCTGGTCGGCGGCGCCACCGTGGTTGTGCGGGACGTGGTGGAGGTCGTCGGCGGGTTCCTGTTCGGCCTGGCCGAGGCTCGGGAGGAGCTTAGGCTGCCCGCCAGCTTCGACACCGCCACCCTGGTAGCCAAACGAACCTCGGTCGAATATGAGGCTGAGGATATTGCCGGGGTTGCGTTCGTGCCCCGGTTCAAGCGGCGGCTGTTCGACGGCACTGGCACCCAGGAGTTGTGCGTGCCGGATGTGGAGCTGCGGGTGGTTCGCGCGGCCAGTGTCGCCCCCACCGCCGGTGGGGTGTTCACCGCGCTCACGGTGGGGGAGGTGGCGGAGGTCGCCGCCCAGCCGGAGGGTGTGTTGGTCCGCGACGACGGATCAACCTGGCCGCGTGGGCATCGCAACGTGATCGTCGAATACGAGCACGGGATGGACATGCCGCCGGTGACAGTCCGGGACGCGGCGGTACTCCGGTTGCGGTCGAAACTGTCTGAGACCCGCACCCAGATCCCCGACCGGGCCATCTCGTTCACGGTTGCCGAGGGTGGGGTGTACCGGCTGACGACTGCCGGCCGTCGGTCCACCGGCTACTCGGAGGTTGACGCCGCCTACCAGCGCTCCGGGTTCGAAAGGGTGTGGATCGCTTGACCACCAATGCGTATGCGGCGAAGCGGGCAATCATCGCCCGCCTGCAGGAGCGTGCCGCCGAGTCGGGCAACGCGCTGTCGGACCAGCAGGTGGCCTACTCGTGGCCGGGGCAGACCGCGGAGCTGGTGTGCGTGTACGGCGGCGGGATCATCTTCGACCAGCCCGAAGACGAGGCGGTGCAGTCGGGGCCGACCGACCGCCTGGCCCGGGAGACCGCCACGGTGATGCTGCACGTGCGGGTGGCGCAGTCCCCACCCGGCGAGGGCGGGATCGCCGACACGGACGAGTTGGCTGAGGCGATCGGCGGGGAGGTTGGTCGGCTGCTGATGGCCGAGCCGAAGTTGGCCGGTGGTGGCAGTGTCGCCCGGGTCGCATCCGGGCAGGGCGACTACTCGGCGGTCGACGACCAGGCGGTGAGCATCTTGTCGTACCGGATCAGTGTCGACTCGTGGGTTCAGTGAGGGAGAGATCGTGGCAACTTTCAACGTTCAGAGTGTGGTCCGCACCGGCAGCGGGGTGACCCCCACCTACAACGTCACCGCGGCCGGTGGTGACAAGTTCTCCCCGGGCCCGCGGGTGTTCGTACATGCGAAGAACACCAACGCATCCCCGCGCGTGATCACGTTCGCGACGGCGGGGAAGTTGGCCGAGTTCGACGTGGCGGACATGACCGCCACCATCCCGGCAACCACCGGTGACAAGATCCTCGGCCCGTTCCCAGCGGATATCTTCGCCGGCACCGACGGGCTGGTGGCGATGACCTACGACGCCGAAACCGACCTGACCATCGCCGTCCTGCAACTGCCGTAGGAGGCCTCCGATGCCCACCAAGAAGCCCGCCACCAAACCGCCGCTGGAAGTTTCACCACCGGTGGGGGTGTACGAGGCGCTGGAGCCGCTGTTCGTGGCCGGGGTGCGCGCGCACAGCCCAGGTGACCGGGTGCTCGCGGAACACGTCGACGTCTACGGATGGCACGACAAGGTGAGGCGGGTCGATGAGTGACGTGCGGATCGTGTGGGACCGGGCAGCCCTGCGCGGGCTGAAAACCGACCCTCAGGTGGTGGCGCATGTGGACCGGGCCGCGCAGGACATGGCCCGGGAACTGGCCGCGGCGGCACCGCGGGACTCCGGTGAGGCGGCCGCGACGATCGACGCCCGGGACTCCCGCGCAGCCGGGGCGGCGGATGTGGGCTGGGACGCTGACCACTTCTACTTGATTTTCCCCGAGTACGGCACTGACCGTCAGCCACCGCAGCGGTTCGCCCGTGACCTGCTCAACCAGTACGTGTACCTGTAGGAGGAGAGATGGGTAACCCGAATGCGATCAGCCTGGGCCCGGGAACGCTACGGATCGCGGACCTCGGCTCCACCGAGCCGACCGACCTGACCACCGCATGGCCCGCGGCGTGGGTCGAACTCGGCTACACGTTCGAGGGCAACCAGTGGTCCTACGAGCTTGCGGTCGAGCCGGTGGAGGTGGCCGAGGAGTTGGACCCGATCCGCTACGCCACCACCGGCCGGGTGATCAAGGTTGGCTTCACCCTGGCGGAGATCACCGCCACCAACCTCAAGCGGGCGCTCAACGGTGGAACCATCGTCACCGGGTCTGGGTTCGTCACCTACGAACCGCCGGCGTTCGCCACCGAAACCCGCAAGATGTACGGGTGGGAGTCCGACGACGCGCAGGAGCGGTGGGTGTTCCGCCAGTGCCTGTCCGCGGGCACCGTGGAAACCAGTAGGCGTAAGGGCGCGGACAAGGCCGGTTTCCCGTTCGAGCTGAACTGTGAGAAGCCGGCCGGGGTGCAACCGTTCAAGACCATCTTCGCCTCACCGGCGAGGGCATGATGGGCCGCCAGTACACCTCCAAACGGGGCCAGCCTGTCGAGTTCGACCTGGACAGGGTGCACTTCGTCGCCTCCGGCGGCATGTCGATGCTGGAGCTGTTCGAGATTGCCCGGCTGGCCGACGTGGACGCCGACTCACCGGAGGGCATGGGTGCGTTGGCCGACTTCTTCCGCACCATGCTCGGCGACGACTACGGGCGGTTCCGGGAGCACTGCCGGGTGCACGCCACCGACGGGGACACGCTGGTGCAGATCATGCAGGACGTGATGGAGGCCGCGACCGACCGCCCTACGGTGCCGCCGTCGGACTCTGCCAGTGGGCAGACGAGCACTGGCCCTACGTTGAGGGTTCGCTCACCCGATGGCACCTGGCGGGAGGAGACACTGAGTCCGGAGCGGGCGGCGGAGCTGCGGGCGGCGGTGGACCGGGCGGCTGGCTGATGAGCCTGCCCGCCGCCCAAGGCCTGTCGGTGATCTACGTGCTCGCCGACGAGTGGACGTGGCGGCGGGGGGTGCTGCGGCTGTTGGGCGCCGACGACCCGGCGCCGTTGGATGCCGTGTTGGACCGGCCTGTACGCCGGACCGGTGTTGAGGATCGGGTGCGTCAGGTCGAAGCGGCGGGAGGTGAGACGGTTGGCGAGGAAGATCGGTGAGGCGTTCATTCGCGTCCGGCCGGACACCGCCCGGTTCGGCAAGGATGCCCATCCTGGGGTGAAACGGGCTGGCCAGTCGGCCGCTAAGTCGTTTGGCGGCGGGTTCTCCACCGTCGTCAAGGGCGTCCTCGGCGCAGCGGTGATCGTTGCTGCGGGCCGGGCGGCTAAGGCGTTCGCTGTGGACATCATCGCCGCTGGCCGGGACAACGTTCGGGTGGCCAAGTTGACCGAGGCGGCGATCAAGTCGACAGGTGGGGCCGCCAACGTATCCGCCAAACAGGTGGGCCAGTTGGCTAACAAGCTGTCGGCCATGTCCGGCGTGGCGGCATCCAGTTTGCAACCGTCGCAAAGCCTGCTGTTGACGTTCACGAATATTCGTAATGTCGGTGTGGACAAGATTTTTGACCAGGCGGCCACCGCAGCCGTGGATATGACCGCGGCGCTGAACAACGGCGAGGTGACCACCTCCGGGCTGAAGTCGTCCACCATCCAGCTAGGCAAGGCATTGAACGACCCGATCAAGGGTGTGACCGCGTTGCAGCGGGTGGGTGTGTCGTTCACCAAGGGCCAGCGGGAGCAGATCGCCGCCATGGTCGAGGCCGGTGATGTGGCCGGGGCGCAGAAGCTGATCCTGGCCGAGTTGAGTAAGGAGTTCGGCGGTGCGGCGAAGGCTGCTGCCGATCCGGCTCAACGTGCCCGTGCTGTGTGGGAGAACTTCAAGGGCACACTGGGGGAGCGGTTCCTGCCGGTGCTGGCCAAGTTGGCCGATGTGTTCGCCACGAAGGTGCAGCCGGTTTTGGAGCAGAAGATATTGCCAGCGGTGGGTCGGCTTGGCCGGTTCATAGGTGGGGAGGTCGTACCGCGGGTGCGGGAGGTTGCCGACACGTGGCTGCCCCGGCTGGCCGCCGCGTTCCGCAACGTAGCCGGGTTCGTGACTGGCACTGTGGTGCCGGCGTTGTCCAGCCTGGGTGGGTTCATCTCCCGTAACCGCGACTTTTTCGTCCCGTTCGTGACCATATTGGGTGCAGCGCTGGTCGCGTTCAAGGCGTTCATGTTCATCCGCACGGTGATCGCCGCGGTGTGGGCGTTCAACGCCGCCCTGATCGCCAACCCGATCGGGCTGGTGATCGTCGCTATCGCCGCATTGGCCGCTGGGCTGATCTACGCGTACAAGCATTCTGAGACGTTCCGGAAGGTGGTCGACACAGCGTTACGGGTGATCGTAGCCGTGGCCCGGTGGTGGTTTGAGAACGTGGTCAAGCGTTACATCGCCGGTGTGGTGGTCGCGTTCAAGTTTGTGGTCGAGTGGGCTCAGAGGCTGTGGCGTGGGGTGCAGTTGTACTTCGGGTTTTGGAAGGGTTTGCTGATGGCTGTGGCCGGCTGGGTCGTAGGGGTGAAGAACCGAATTGTCGCGAACTTCACCGCCGTCGTGAACTTCGTCAAAGGGCTACCCGGGCGGGTTCGGTCGGCAGCCAGCGGCCTATTCGACGGGATTCGCAACGCGTTCCGGTCGGCACTGAACTGGATCATCGACAAGTGGAACAGCCTCGGGTTTACTCTGCCGGTGATCGAGTTCCTGGGTAAGACGATCGGTGGTAACACCTTCCGGGTGCCTCAGATCCCACGATTCCATGGTGGCGGGATCGTGCCTGGGATCGGCGATCAGCTGATCGTGGCAAGGCCCGGTGAGGGTGTGTTCACCCGGGACCAGATGGCCGCGCTGGCACCGGCCGGTACCGCCGGGGTGACCGTGGAAAACATGACCATACATGCCTGGTCGGACCGGTTCAGCCTGCGACAGGTCCAGGACGAACTGGCCCTTCACGGGGTGGTGTGAGATGCCATTGGGTGAGGGTCAGGTACAGATCGGGGAGCTGGTGTTAGGTACCGGTACACCGTTCCGGTTCGTAACCCATTTCAATCCGTTTATACGCACGGTTCGAGCGGACCAAGGTGGGCCACGCGCATGGCAGCACGGTAGCTGGTCAGGTGTGGAATGGCAGGCCGAGGCGGTTGTAACCATGAATTTGGTCATCCTGGGTAACGGGACGGCCGACTATGTAGCCCGGCAGCAGCAGTTGTCGGCGGCCTTCGCGGCCATAGGTGACACGGGGCAGGATGTTTCGTTGGGCTTCATGCTAGGTGGCACCGAGTATCTGATGTTTGGGCGGCCACGGATGGTGGAGCCTGGGCGGCGGCTGACCGACGGTACCGTGTGGGCTAACGCGGCGTTCGTAGCGTTGGACCCGCGGATCTATGCCGGCATCCTGTCCACCACTGGTGCGGTGACCCTGCCCAGCTACGCAGGTGGGCTGCTCGTCCCGCTAACCGTGCCGTTCACGATCGACTCGACGTTGGTCGGCGGTGCGGCGGACCTGGTCAACACGGGAACCGCCCCCGCTGGGTTGTCGGTGCGGGTCGACGGGCCGGTGTCGCAGCCGCGGGTCGGAGTTCGGCAGCCCGACGGGACGTTGCAGGAGATCGTGTTCCTGTCAGGGTTCGATTTGCCGGCCGGGCAGTGGATCGAGATCGACACAGCCGCGCGTACCGCGCTGCTCAACGGGCTGCCGCAGGCCAGCGTCCGCGGGCAGGCCAGTTGGGAGATGGACCCGTTTCCGCTGCTGCCGGGCACCAACGTGCTCCGGTTTGGTGCGTCCAGCGGCACGGGCACAGCGACAGCAACCTACAGGAGCGCATGGTGGTGACTCATGGCCAGTGATCCGCTGTGGATCGGCGCCGGTAAAGGCACGGAGGTCGGGACGGCGACGATCGCCGAATCGACTGATCTGCTGACCATCGCCGGGCACGGGCTGTCCGACGGTGACACGGTGACCGTCGACACCCTGACCGGTGGCGGTAGCGTGCTGACCGTCGACGCGGTGTACTTCGTCCGCGATTCCCTGACCGACACGTTCGGCCTGGCGTTGACCCCGCACGGGCCGTTGGTCACGTTCGCCGCCGACGGCGGCGCCGACGTGTACCTGTGGGCGCCGCAGTACCATGCGGCGGAGTTGCGCCGGGGCGATGCGCTGCTGCTGTACCCGGGTGTGGCGGATCCGTTCGGCGCCCGGCAGGGTGTGCGTCCGCACAGCCAGGTCCCGGTCTCCGTGTCGGGTACCACGTGGACCGTGCACGATCTGACCGCCGTGGTGTACCCGGGGGTCACCGACCAGTCGGGGCCGTACCGGGTGCAACACCCGGAGGAGACGGGGAGTCTGGATCCGGCCGACGGGTCCAACCCACGCGTCGACGGCCTGGATCTGCAGATCCAGGATGATGACGAGGACGGGTCCGGGTTGCGCCGCACCCGGGTGGTGTACACGGCTGGCACCCCGGCTGGTTCGCCGTCCGCGCCCACGGTTGCGGCGAACTCGTTGCGGCTGGCCACCATCAGCGTCCCTGCCGGCGGCTCCCCAGTCCCGTCGGTTGCCACACTGGCCGTGTTCACCGTCGCCGCCGGCGGGATTCTGCCGGTGCGGGACAGCACCGAGAGGCCATCGGCCGGCCTGTACGACGGCCTGCCGCTTTGGCGGCAGGACCACAAGCGGATCGAGGTCCGCGACACCGGCGCGGGTTCCTGGCGTGGGATCCACCCAGGTGGTTGGGTGCCGATCGTCGAGGACAGCTTCTCAGGCACACCCCCGTTCACCGTCGACCTGACGCAGGGTGGCAAGTTCCCTGCGGGCACATTCTCGGCGGTGCGTGTGCGCGCCCGCGGAAGCCTGTCCGGCTCAGCCGGACACGTCACGGTCAGGATCAACAACGACTCGACCACCGACATGCACGTGACCGCGTTCATCCGCCGCGACGCCGACACCGGCGCCACGACGGAAGCCGACCGGGTTGTGGGCACGGTGTGGCGGGTCGGCCGGTGGGGCACCGCCACCGGGGCCAGCAACCTGGAGTTCACGATCTTCAACACCTCCACATCCAACGTGCTGTCGTTCCTGGCCCGGTCTGGTGCGCTGGGAACCACAGCCGCGGTCAGCTTCGTTTTCGAATCGTGGGGGAACCTGACACAGTCGTTGCTGCTGTCGTCGCTGAGATTCGCCACCTTCGACGCCGCCTCAGACCTAGATATCAACTACCAGATCGAGGGCTGGATCGCGTGACGATCTGGACGTCACTGGCCGCCGAAACAGCGCTGATCTCCACGCTGCAGGCGACAGGCAGGCTGGCCACCACCCAGATCGGCACGTCCGCCGGCGGCCTGCCGATCCTGCTGTGGCGCATCGGCGGGGACGTGTCGGGTCCACCGGAGATGACCTCCCGTGCGGTGCTGCTGCATGTCGGGCTGCAGCATGGCGACGAGCCGGCCGGCCGGGAGGCGCTGCTCGCGTACGCCGAGGATCTGTGTGCGACCGTCGACGCCGGTGAGACCGGGTTCCTCGACACCCATGGTGTGCTGCTGATTCCTACCGCGAATCCGGACGGTCTGGACAGCAGCCGCAGCAACGCCGACGGGCAGGACCCCAACCGGTTTCACCTGACTCTGCAGGCGCCGGAGGCTGCGGCCGTAGCCTCCGTTCTGGCGGCCGCAGCTCCCTTACTGGTTGTTGACCATCACGAGTTCGGTACAGGGTTCGCACCCGAGGACGTCCTGTTCGCCGAACCCCGCCATCCGGCCGCGGCCGGGGCCGCGGTCACACAGTCCACCGCGGTCATCGACGTCTTCGAGTCTCGGGCGGCCACCGATGCGTTGAGCTTCGCCGACTACCCGGACACCGGCGCGGGGCAGACGCAGGCCCAGCGGCTGGTCGCCAACTGCGGGCTGCGGAACAGCGCAGCGGTACTGATCGAAACCCGCGAGTCGGCCGACGACGATGCCGGGCAGCAGGCGAGGGTGGATATCCACTCCGCCATGTGTGAGGAGGCTCTGGCCTACGCCATCGCCAACTCGGTGGCACTGCTCACCTCGGCCAGCACCGCGGCTGCGGATAGAACCGCGGCCGGAGTTGCCGGCGCCACGCCATTCCAGCTTGGTGGCGGCGCGACGATCGACCCGCCGCCGCTGGCGTACGAGCTGACCATCGGGCAACTGGCCTCGACCAGCGCCCACCGAGTCGCGTTCGGGATCGGTGTGGCCGATGGCACGGTGCTGATGGGGCAGGCGGCGCAGCCGGTCATCCCGCTGCTGGTCGACGGTGCCGCGGAGACCTCCGTCGTTTCCGCCACTCCCGTTTTCGACCTGGACTCACCGCCCTCCAGCGGCGGGGGCAGTCCTACACCGGTTGCGCAGGCCCGCATCCGCAACCGGGTGACCTGGCTTGGCTGCCGCCTGGGTGACGGGCGGATCATCGCCGAGCTGCCGGACATCACCGGGGCGGTGTCCCGGGTGATCGGCCGGTACACGTCGGCGTCGCTGAGCATCCCCATCCCGCTGGCCGGGCCGGCTGCGGTGCCGCTGGTCACCGTGCTGCAGGCCACCGCCCCGACCCGCACGATGGTCGTCGCGGTGGTCAATGATGTCCCGACCTGGGCGGGTATCCCGCTGCCCCGCACCCGGGGTACCCCGGCGACGATGCCGCTGGGCTGTGTCAGCATCGAGGGCTACCTGCAGCACCGGTTCGTCCGCAACCACGTGTGGAACAACGCCGATGAGTCGTCGGTGATCGCCGCCGGGCTGCTCGGCGACGCCGGCGCCCTGGCCGGTGTCGGCTCCGGTATCGGGCTGATCGTCGACGCCCCACCGACCGGCCGGAGCCGGGACCGCACCTACCTGGCCTCTGACCACCGCAGCGTGTACGACGCCCTGAGCGAGCTGATGGCCGTCCGCAACGGCCCGGAGTGGACGATAGATCTGGACTGGACCGACGGCACCCACACCGCAGTGGCGCTGATCGCCCGGGTCCGGTCCCGGCTGGGCATCGCCGCGACCTCGCCCCAGGCCATCTTCGAGACCACCGCCGACAGCGTGTTCGCCAGCCAGGGCGGTGCGGATGCCACCTACGAGCTGGCGGAGGACTACTCCGGCGACCGGTACGCCAACTTCGTGGTCGCCTACGGCTCCGGTGAGGGTGAGGACCAGCCACAATCCGGCCCGGCGATCGACCAAGACGCGTTGGACACCGGGGCGCCGATCTGGGAGCAGCACTACCGCCCATCGACCAGTATCACCTCCGTGTCGGTGCTGGACGAGCATGCGGAGGCGCAACTGGCGCGGGTGCATGGCGGCGCTCAACTGCTCACGATCACCTCCCGCCTGGCCGCCTACCCCCGCTACGGCGTCGACTGGCAGCTCGGTGATGACATCGGCTGGCAACTGGCCGGCCACGGCCACCCTCAGGGTTTCACCGGCCAGGGCCGCGCCGTCGGCTTCGAGTTGGATGCGCAGGCCGGCACCATCCGCCCGCTGCTGCAGGAGGAGGACTAGGTGACGATCAACCCGGACGCCGCATTCTCCCGCGGCGACATCATGCGGGAGATCGCCGACCTGAAACGGCAGGTGGCGGATCTGTCCACCGCCCGCCGGTTGGAGGCTGCGTCGATCGGCGCCGGCGGGCTGACGGTGCGCGGCGGGCATATCACCGTCACTGACGGTACGCTGGCTGCGCGGGACTCCATCGGTGATGTGTTCCGGGTGGACCCCGGCGTGCCTGAGATCTTTATGCGGAAGTCGCTGATCTCAGGGCTGACGAACGAGATCGTGCAAGAGCTGTTGACCAGCCCGGCCGGTATAGAGCTGGCCCAGTTCGTCAACTCGCAGGTGTTCCACTTCGCATCCGACACCGGCGCGGGCACGGTCAGCAGCTCGTCCTGGACGGATCTGACCGGGGCCAGCGTCGGCCCGACCTGCTCGGGTGTGGAGATCAGCTCGGAACGGCGGGCGCTGATCATCGTGTCCGCGCTGATGACCGCCGCGGCCAACGAACGGCCGCATATGAGCTTCGCGGTCAGCGGTGCGAGCTCGTTCACGCCGGGCACCGGGTTCTCCGACCAGTTCGACCTGCGGCTGCGCACGGCCAACCAGGGCTTCGACGCGCGGCTGTCCGCGGTCATCCCGCTCGGCCCGTCCGAGCTGACCTCCGCCGGTACGCACACGTTCACCGCGAAGTACCGGGCGACGATCGGCACGCCCAGCTTCTCGGCCCGTACGTTGGCGGTGATCGCATACTGACTCGTCTACGGCGTGCCGCCGGAGCGGACGGTCGCCACCCACACCCGGGCCTCCGGGTACAGCCCGTTGCCGTACCAGGACTCGCCAAAGCTGCTCGACCAACTCGACACCCGGCCACACGCCTGCTCGATCCAGTAGACCGACGGGTAGTCGATGCGCCAGTCGCAGGCCAGCATCAGGGCCTGGCCGGTGCAGGAGGCGGGGCGGGCGGCCGCGGCCACTACGGCCTGGTCGTGGGGCAGGAACCGGTCGATCCAGCACTGCTCGAGCACCGGCCAGTTGAACGTGCCGTACGGGGAGGTGGTGACGTTGTTGCGCCAGTCCTGCTCCTGTGGGGCGGGCTGCGCGGTGGCGGCACCGGCCAGGCCGGCGCCGGTGACGAGGATGGTCGCGATGGTGGCGACTACGCGCTTCATGTGTGTCATGACACCTACGGTAGCATAGGTGTCATGACACATGGAGCTGATCAGTCGGAAATCTGTCATGACACCTTGGCGGATGTGACGGGCAGAAGCGGACGAGGTACCGCACGGCAGACAGTTCGGATCGACCCCGACCTGTGGGACCGGTTCGGAGTGGCCGCCCGCAGCGCCGGGTTGGACCGGTCCACACTGCTGCGCGAGTTCATCCGGTGGTACGTACACGAGGCCGGGCTGCCCGAGCGGCCGGCGCCGATCGGAGACGAGGAGGAGTGACATGCGCGCGCTATGGCTACCTGAGGCGTTACGCGCCGCCGACCTGACCGTCCACACCTACTCCGGCTGGCAGACCCGCGGCGTCGAGTCGTGGGGGCCGCTGCGTGGGGTGATCTGCCACGCCACCGCCGGCTCCCCCACGTCCACCGACGCCGGTGAGATGCGCGTCCTGTGGGAGACCGGGTCCACCTCCGCGCCGGTACCCATCTCGCAGATGTACCTGTCCCGCTCCGGTGAGTGGACGGTGGGCGCATCTGGGCGGTGCAACCACGTCCTGGTCGGCGACAAGGGCCCACACAAGGGGTTCGGCAACTCGTACCTGCTCGGCATCGAAGCCCAGAACGACAACCGCGGCGAACCCTGGTCGGCCAAGATGCTCGACAGCTACCGGCGGGGTGTGGCCGCTATCTGCCGGCATGAGGGCTGGGAGTCTTGGCGGGCGGTCGCACACCGGGAGCACCAGACGGGCAAGTCCGACCCGCTGGGCATCGACATGACCGCATTCCGCGCCACGGTGGCGCGGCTGATCGAGGAGGACGACGTGACCAAAGCCGAGATGATCGAAGCGTTGACCGAGTTCTTCGATGCGCCATACTCCGCGTCAGGGCTGGTCGACGACGATACGGTGCCGACGGGCTGGGCGAAGTCGATCAAGCGGCGCATCGCCTACGCCGGGATGACCGCGGCCCCGAAGTCCAGGGCCAGGTTCGCCGCCGACGTGTGGGCGGACCCGACCGGCAGGGCGGTCCTCGCCGCCGTGGCCGGGCAGGACGTCGCGGCCGCGGTCGCCGCCGAGTTGGCCAAGCACGACCAGGCGGTGGCGGCACGGCTGGCCGGGCTGCCGGCAGCGTTGGCAGCGCTGGTCCCGGCCGCATCGGCAGCGCAGGTGGAGGCCGCGCTGCGCAC